CATTAGGACAAACAGCACCTGCAATATTAACCGAGTTTTACAATAACGATGGAGGGTACAAAGAATGAGCATACAAGAAGAAGAATACAAGTTAGCTATGCTATGGTATAATTACAAGAATTGTTTAGAGATAACCCACACTGGAGAATGTGATGACCAAGAATTTATTGAGTTAGGCAAAGCAGCTAACAAATGGCGATTACAAAAAGAATTAGTACACAAGTTAAAAACCGAAAACAAATGAGCAGAATAGACACACTACGAAACCGATACGATAGAATAAATAGATTGCGAAACATTGCAATAAATGAACGTAACATACTTAAAACAAAACAAGCGCAATGGCTACTGTATTCAATCACTGCAAATTTAAATCTAATTAGCCAACCGACACAATGGAATTAGCGGATTTAGAACATAACGAAAAATTTTTATTATCTCAAATTCAAGAACTTGAAGAAGAAATAATAATACTTATGCAGTATATATTAACAAAAAAAGTTATATTGCAGCACGATAAATATCTAAAACAAATAAGTATTTATAAAAATCAATTAGAACAAACAAAAAAACAAATCAAACAATGGAAAATTTAACTAAAATTCAAAGGGAACTAAAAGTTCCAAAAGGAAACTTCAACAGTTTCGGAAAGTACAAGTATCGCAGTGCAGAAGACATACTTGAAGCAGTAAAGCCAGTATTAGCAAATAACAATGCAAGGCTAACTATTAGTGATGACATAATACTATTGGGTACAAAGGTATTTATTAAGTCCACAGCCACTATTAAAGTAGGTGATGAGGTATTAAGTTGTAGTGGTTATGCAGAAACTTCAGAACACAAAGGAATGAGTGCAGAACAAACAACAGGAACTGCAAGTAGCTATGCAAGAAAGTATGCTTTAAATGGATTGTTCCTAATCGATGAAACAGAAGCAGATGCAGACAATCAAAATGTAACTAACAGTAAACCTACACTGGCTAAAAACACACAAGGATTTAATGATGCACTTGATTACGTACAAAAGGGTGGCGACATCAACAAGGTAAAAGCAAAGTATCACTTGACTAAAGAAGTGGAGGATTTATTAAATGTTAAGTAGCGATAGATTAGCAAAATTCACAGCATCCACCATCCACAATTTATTTGTGGGTGGCAAGGGAGCAACAAAAGATTCATACATTATGGATAAAGCAATAGAGGCAGTTAAAGGCTATGCAAAAAGTTTTAGTAGCAAACACACCGAACATGGAAATATAAACGAATTAGAAGCATTAGAATCGTTTATAGAGGTAACAGGATTAAACGCAATATATTTAGATTCAGTTTACTATCCAATTAATGAAAACTGTGGTAGTACTCCTGATGCAGCACTAATAGATTTTGAAGGTGTAATGACTGCAAGTATTGATTTAAAATGTCCAACTGAAAAGTTCTTTGAGCAAAAAATGATGATGATTAACGATAGTAAACCAGAGTTCCAAAATGTACCTAAAGCATATTTTTACCAAGCGCAAATGCAAATGATGTCACTAACTAAACATAATGAGGCATTAGGGCATCCTGCTGTAACTAATCACTATTTAGTAAGGTATCTTACATCAACTAACTATGATTTTGATGGTAATAAAATTGAAATAGACTTGCCTTTAAATGTACGGATATTTTACAAAATAGTAAAAGCAGATTTAGAAGTTCAAGCAAAGATACTGCAAGAAGTAGCACAAGCATCAGAACAAAGAGATGCATTAATTCAAATTTTAAAACAACCAATAATCTAATATGTACAAAGTAAAAGGAAAAATCACCAACATCGGTGAAGTAGTAAGTGGCTTAAGTAAAGCAGGTAAAGAATGGAACAAGTCAGAGTTTGTAATTGAAACACTTGACCCTAAATATCCAAAATTAATTTGTTTCACATTGATGAAACAAGACCAGTTGCAGAACCACAAAGTAGGTGGTGAAGTAGAAGTAGAATTTAGTGTTGATAGCAGAGAGTTTAATGGCAGGTGGTATCATAACATCAATGCTATTAGTTTAAGCAAAGCATTTAACAATTTACCATTTTAATTTAAACAGCAGGGCAGTTAATAGCTGCCTTGCTTAACCAAAAAACTATGACAGTATTAGACTTAATTGAAATTTTAGAAGATATGCAACACGATTTACAGGTTATGTATAAAGTTACTGCCAATTCAAATGGAATGATAACTTTTGCAGCCATAGAAGATGTTAGCGAAGTTACAACACACGAAACTAAACAAACATTTGTATTACTTGAAACAAGGTTTAAGCATAATAATTTAAACTAATATGAAAGAAAAGAAGTGCAAAGTTTGTCAGGTAATGTTTACTCCTTATAAAAGTACGCAGGTAGTTTGTACTCCTAAATGTGCTATTGAACTTGCATTTAGTAAACCAGTAAAGAGTAATATTTTAAGACTTGAAAAGAAAGTAAAGTTACAAAAGTTAAAGACATATACTCAAAGAGTAAACGAGGTGAAGGTTATATTTCAAAGGTGGGTACGGATGAGGGACAAAGATTCACCTTGTATCAGTTGTGGCATAAAAGAAACTAAACTTTGGGATGGTGGTCACTACAAGAAAGCAGAGTTATATCGTGGTGTAATATTTAATGAACTTAATGTTAATAAGCAGTGCAGGAAGTGTAACACATACTTAAACGGAAATGAAAGCAATTATAGACAAGGGTTAGTAAATAGAATAGGTGAACAAAAAGTAAAAGATTTAGAACTATTAGCAGAAGAAACAAGAGTATACAAGTGGTCAGATTTAGATTTAGAATTTTTAAAAATAAAATATAAATAACAAATGGAAAAACAAGAAATAATATCAAAAATAATTTTCGAGGCTGAAAGAAAAATAAAGCAAAACACTGGTATAGTAGTATCACTATTTTGTAAGAGCAAAGAAGTAAACAGCGATAATGAATTAGCACGAATAATAGTAAAGTTATGCGCAGATGAATACGGAATCCCAATAGAAACATTAATAGCAACAACAAGACATAGGCTACAATGCGAAGCAAGGCAAGTATCAATGAAGTTAGTAAGAGAAAACACTACGTTAAGTTTAAAAGAAATAGGTGAGTTGTATATGGCTAAAAAGAAAGGGTGTGTACCTGAACTTGGCAAAGACCATACAACAGTAATACATGGCATAAAAACAATAGACAACCTATTAAGCTATGATAAGTTAGTAATTGAGAAATATAACCGAATACTTACTGACTTTAATAAAATAATAAATTGTTAGCATCTTGTGTTTTGAAATAAAATAATATACTTATATTTGCAAGAGTTGAATGAGGTTGTAGCCATTCACATTCCTAATTTTAATTTTCCAAAAGTTAAATATAAAGGAACAAGCCACAGTTAGCTACAACCTAATCTGTGGCTTTTCCATTTTAATAGTTTACTGGTATCTAACAACCTTTACAAATTATGGTAAAAAAAATATTTACTTCATCAAGTAATTATGAAGCAAATGGTGCTTTAAAAATTGGAAACCCATTAAACTCTATGGGTGGAAAAAGTAAAACTGAAATTTCAATAGCTTTTTTTAAAAGTGAAACTGAAAAATTTCCTGAATCATTTATTTTTTTAGACAAATCAACTGCAATTAGTTTTGTTAATGAACTAAAAAGAGAAATTGCTAAACTATCTAACGACCCTTTTTAATTATGGCTGAAAATAAAAAAGGTTTTTTGCTATATGCAGATTATGAAGAATTATTTGATGAGTTAGAAGATGTAATAGCAGGTAAATTAATTAAGCATATACTTAAATATGTAAATGATAAACAACCTACTACTGAAAACCCTATTGTAAATGTTGCATTTATTCCTATCAAAAGACAACTTAAAAGAGATTTAGAAAAGTATGAAGGTAAACGTGAACAATGGTCAGATGCAGGTAAAAAAAGTGCTGAAGCAAGAAGACTTAAAAAAGAACAAGAGTTAACGGAATTAACGAACGTTGAAATCGTTGCAACGGAATTAACTGTTAATGATAATGTAAATGTAAATGTAAAAGATATACATAAGGATTTTAATTTTGATTTATTTTTAAATTGGTTTAATAAAACTACAAATAGAAATTTTAAATCAATTACTGAAGCTACTAAAAAAAGTTTTAAAGCACGAATAAAAGAAGGGTACACAAAAGAAGATATTTGCAAAGCAGTAATAAATTGCAGTAAAGATAAGTTTCACATTGAAAACCCTAAATACTTAACACCAGAATTTATATCAAGAGCAGATAAATTAGCAGTATATCTTAATGCACCTAACGTAGTAATTGATGCAAGAAACCCTAAAAACTTACCAATAGAACTATGAAAATAACACGCATAAACGACAAACACATAATGGATGAAATAATGTACTTGCGTGAAAACAACACATCAAATCTATTAAGCACAGGTTTTGAAACATTAGACCAATTTTATAAAATTAGACCAACTAATACAACTATTATTTATGGTTATCCTGCAAGTGGTAAGAGTGAATTTGCTTTACAAATGTTAGTTGGTTTATCTGCAAAAGGTAAAAAACATTTAATCTATACACCTGAAACTGGTAATGCAGCAGAAATATTTTGCGAAATAGCACATAGCTTAACAGGTAAAACATTTGATAAAAGATTTAATAATTATATATCTGAAGCAGAAATTTACAGAGTACAAAACCACATAGCAGAATACTTTACTATTATTGATGATGATGGAATAAAAGGATTAACACTTGAACATTATGAAGAAATAGTAAAAGAAGTTAAAAGAGATGGCAAAGGTTTAGACTGCACCCTAATAGATAATTTTAACGATTTGGAACATAAGACATCAGATTTAAATAGTATTGCATCTTACCTACCTAAATTCATTTTAGATTGGAATCGTATATCAAGACAAAATAAAATACATTCTTTTATGGTATGCCACGCAAGAAACCCAAACGGACTTAAATCAGGTGAATTACCAAAAGCACCAAGTGTATATGAAATAAATGGTGGTTCTGCTTGGTATGCAAAAGGTCAAAGTATGATTTGTGTAAATAGGCAGTATGAAGAAATAAACGGAATAATGAAACAATCTAATACAGTTGATATAGACATAAAGAAAATTAAACCTAAAATAGTTGGCAAACGTGGAACAGTAAATTTAGATTTTGACTTTCCTAAAAAATGCTACTACGAAACAATAAACGGAATAATTAAAACAGTTGATACTGGCTTTAAAACATCTTACGAAATACCTGCTGAAATAAAAATAAAAATAGGTGAAAAAATAGTAACACAAGCAAACTTTGATTTAAACACAGCACCTTTTTAAATGGAATTAGCAATAAAATTTGGCAAATACATAATGAGCCTAACAAACGAGCAAAGAGAATACTCAACAGTTGAGCAACTTTATAAAATATTTATGACCTATGAACGA